GCAGGCGCATTTAAGAACAACAAGGCGTAAGCCACACTAAGTCGCTTGAGGGGGCTACCAGAGCCCTTGTAGTCCCCTCAAGTCTTTAGAAAGGATAACAATGTCACTGACAACAGTTGCAGAACTTCGCACAGCTCTTGGTGTAGGTACTCTCTACGCTGATGCCGTATTGCAGGAAGTTTGCGACGCTGCTGACAATGTATTGTTGCCTTTTCTATGGAAGAACGAACAACCAATAATTGCTCATGGCAACACAGGCACAGTTGGAACTCTCTACTTTAACGAAGACATTAGAAACGTGTTCTACGTCGGACAGTCTGTAACAATCAGCAACGCTGGCACGAAGTACAACGGCACAAAGACAATTACAGGCGTGGGAACTAAGAACTTTAGCGTCACAACAACGCACACAAGCGATAATCCTTATCACGTCATTGCGCCTTACGGCACAGCTGCGGCAGAGACTTATATCGACTACACAACAATCCCTGCCATTCAAGAAGCAAGCCTTATGATCTCAATCGACATCTGGCAGAGCCGTCAAGCTCCTTCATCTGGTGGAGTCTCCATCGATGGTTACACACCTAGCCCATATCGCATGGGTAACACTCTTTTGGCTCGCGTTCGTGGCTTGCTTGCTCCATATCTTGACCCTCGTTCAATGGTGGGCTAATGCCAGCCATAACCACACTTCGCACATCGATTGCAACGGCTTTAGCCGATAACACAAAGTATTCAGTATTCAGCTTCCCACCTGCAACGCCTATTGCTAATAGCGTTATCATCACTCCTGCTGATCCATATATCGTTCCATCTAATAACGATTACTCAGCAATCAGCCCAATGGCTAACTTTAAGATTTCTATCCTTGTCCCATTGCTAGACAATGAAGGCAACCTTGCTGGCATCGAAGCCGACGTTGTTCGGGTGTTCGCGCTCCTTGAAGCGTCCAGCATTGTATTTAACGTGGGAAGCGTCAGCGCGCCAAGCGTTCTGTCAATCGCTTCCGGAGATTTACTGACTTGCGACATTGCAATCAGTACCCTAACGGAATGGAGCTAATCGATGGACGATTGGACAAAGGAGCAAGCTGACTTTCTAATCAAGATCGGACAGCTTCCAGCAACAAAGCCAGCAACACAACCCACATCTAAGAAAGACGAGGAATAACCTAAATGGCAGTATTTCTAAGCAACAACGTAGGCGTCAAGGTTAACTCAGTTGACCTTAGCGATCACGTTACATCAGTAACACTCAACCGTTCATTCGATGAACTCGAAGTAACAGCGATGGGCGATTCAGGACACAAATTCGTGAAGGGTCTTGAGGCTTCAACAATCACAATCGACTTCTTGAACGACACAGCTTCAGCAAACGTACTTGCAACCCTTCAGGCTGCATGGGGAACTAACGTCCCAATCGTATTGCTTCAGACAAAGGGAACAGCAGTATCAGCGACTAACCCTCTCTACACAGCTACTTGCCTTGTCAACAACACAACAGATATCAACGGCGCAGTCGGTGATCTCGGAACTCAAAGCATCACATTCACAGTATCTGGTACTGTGGCAGTTGCTACAACAGGTTCATTCTAAACAATTAACTAAGGGGCTAACATGGCAAAACTCAAGGTAACAAGGGCAGATAACTCAGTAACAGAGTACGAAATTACTCCGCTGATTGAATACGCCTTCGAGCAATACGCCAAAAAGGGCTTTCACAAAGCTCTTATAGAAGACCAGAAGCAGTCAGACGTGTACTGGCTCTGCTGGGAAGCAATTCGACGTTCAGGTGAAACAGTCAAACCCTTTGGGGAACAGTTCCTTGAGACACTCAAGTCAGTTGAGGTCTTAGAGTCTGACCCTTTAGAGTAGATCGGAACTCCCTCACCTATCTCGTAGCTCGTATGAGTTTCGAGTTTGGAGTTCCTTTCCAAACCATTATTGAATTGCCACCAATGGCGTTCAAGGCACATGTAGAAGTCCTCAAGGACATAGCAAAGGAGCGAAGCGATGCCAGTAAAGCTGCAAGGCGCCGTCGCTCTTAGAAAAGCCTTGGCTATCGTTGAGCCTACATTGGCAAAGGAAACCAGCAAAGAAATTGCTTCATTTCTTAAGCCAGTTGTAAAGAACGCTCGAGGATTTCTGCCTAGCAACGAAGATGCGCCATCAGGCTGGCTTAAACGCCCTAATGCTGGTGGACGTTGGGCTAATCGATCTTATGATGCGCAAGAAGCTCGCAAGGGCATTACTTTCAAGTCAACACCCAGCAAGCCTAACCGTCGAGGATTCGTGGCTCTTGCTTCTATCTTTAACAAGTCTGCTGCTGGTGCAATCTATGAAACCGCAGGACGCAAGTCTGGCGTGACTGGAAACTTCACCCCTCGCCTTGGCGGTCAACTTGTGGGTAAAGGTCAGAAGATGACTGGTCGAGCAATCTTCAGAGCGTTTGAAGATGATCGTGGCAAAGCGCAAGATGGAGTCGTAAAGGCAATCTTTAAGGCTAAAGATAAGTTTGACTCGATGAAGGATAAGGTCTAATGGCAGACTTAAGAATTGACTTAGCAGCCGAATTTAAAGGCAAGAAGGCTTTTAAGGAAGCCGATAAAGCCGTATTCGGTTTAGATAAATCCGTTGTTAAATTAGGCAAGAGCCTAGGTCTGGCACTTGGCACTACCGCCATGGTTCGTTATGGCAAAGAAGCAGTCAAGGCTTTTGCAGCTGATGAAGCCTCAGCGAAGCGACTTGCCACAGCCGTGGACAATCTCGGTCTATCGATGTCTCAAAGCCGTGTCACAGATTTTATTGCTAACCTAGAAAAATCTTCAGCCATTGCAGATGACGTATTGCGTCCAGCGTTTCAGGCATTGCTTACAACTACAGGATCACTTACCAAGTCACAGGAATTACTTAACAACGCAATTCAGATAAGCCGCGCAAGTGGCGTCGACTTGGCTACAGTCTCACAGGACTTGGCTAATGGTTATGTAGGTATCACCAAAGGACTCAAGAAATACAATACAGGCTTGACTCAAGCAGAACTCAAGTCCAAGTCATTCAATGAAATTCTTGGCGTTATGCTGGCTAAATCCGCAGGTGCAGCTGATGCCTATCTAACTACCACAGCTTACAAAATGGACGTTCTTACTCTTGCGACAGAGAACGCTAAAGAAACTATTGGTGCTGGACTTGTCGATGCTTTTGCCAAGATTGCTGGTGGATCAACAGCGACAGATGCAGCTCAAACTATCGACAATATCGCCAAGGCAATTAACGCACTTACTTCGAGCCTTGGCTTTGCCGCATCAGGTCTCGTTAAACTTTATCGCGGTTTAGATTACTTAACTTCATTCGGTGGCTTAACTGGAGCTAATGGATCACTTGCTGGCATGCTGGAAAGCAAGCCTTCAACCAATCGTTCAAAGTCACCAGCTGGCACAGCGGCTCGAACAGCACAACAACGCGCAGCAGAAGCGGCAGCAGCTAAGCGAGCCAAGGAATTAGCGGCACTGACAACAAAGCAAGTCAAAGCAACTAAGTCACTTACAGACGAGCAGAAGAAGCAAGCCGCTCTGAAGAAGGCGCAAAGCATCTTTGACCTTGAGCAAATTCAGATTATTGCAGCACTTAAGGGCAATATCTCAGAAGAAGATCGCACTCGCTTACAAGCGCAGGCAGCAATCCTCAATGGCAATGCTGACCTAGCGACCAAGCTGACAAAAGACATTCTTATGGCGCAGGATTCGACTGGCAAGCTCTATCAGTATTTCTTGTCAATCCCTACAGCCAAGAACCCTTTTGCTTACCTTGATGACTGGATTGCAGACTTCCAAAAGAAGCTCAACAGCCTAACAATGAATACCTCCTATACTCAGGCAACCTTAGCCCCTGAACTAGCCGCTATCGGCGTTGTAGCAGGTTATGGAGACTATGCTGGCTCGGTTGCTAATCAGTCACCAAACACTCTTTATCCGTCTTACGGCATGCAAACTGGCGGTGGCGATACAGTTATCAATGTCCAAGTCCAAGGCAACGTCATTCGAGAGCAAGAACTTATTGACAAGGTAATGGCTGGCACACAGCTCTCAAGCCTTTCAGGATCACCAAGTCAAATCGGTAGAATTGCAGGTATGTTCGGCTAATGGCACTCCCAGCGCAGATAGCCGTTTCCTTTGACTTTACTAACGGCGCTACTTTCGGCTATAACGGCTTCGTCATTGGCGACCCTAAATATGGAATTCTGGGAACAAACACTTTAGGCGACTCAACTTCTCCAGAGCCTACAGTTGATCTAACGCCTAACGTCTATGAAATCAGCATTACCCGTGGGCGCAATATCCAGCGCGATCAATACGAAGCAGGTCAATGCACAGTCAGAGTCTTAGACCCTCTCAGCTACTTTAACCCACAGAACACTTCTTCACCTTATTACGGCAAACTTGTGCCGCTTCGCAAACTGCGTGTATCCGCAACAACATCAACAACACAAAAGTATCTATTTTCTGGCTATGCCATTGAGTACCGCTATACCTACCCAGTCAATCAAGATACTGGTTATGTCGATATTGTCTGCCAAGATGCGTTCCGCCTATTCAATATGGCTAATATCAATACGGTCACAGACTCAGGTGCTGGTCAGACCACAGGCACTCGCATAGGAAAGATTCTTAACCAAGTCTCTTTTCCATCATCGATGCGCACAGTTGCTACTGGCGCTAACACTTGCATCGCAGACCCAGCCACTAACCGCACAAGCCTTGCCGCCATCAAGAACGCAGAGTTCTCTGAGACTGGCGCTTTCTATATGGACGGCTCAGGCACAGCAGTATTCAAGGATCGTAGTCAAGTCATGGCTTCATTGGCTACAGCGCCTACAGCGTTCAACCAATCTGGTGGAATTCCCTATAAGAACCTTAAGTACAGCTTCGATGACAAACTCATTATTAACCAAGCCAATCTCGCCCGTGTGGGCGGTTCGACCATCACGGCAATTAACCAAGCATCGATTGATAAGTATTTCCCACACTCGGTTACTCAGACTGACCTCGTAGCTGAGACAGATGCCATTGTTACTAACATCGCCAAGGAATACATCGCAACCCGTCAAGAGACCACAATCCGCATTGACGAGATGGAAGTGGATTTACTCGATCCATCAGTATCAACCGACACAATGCTTGGGCTTGATTACTTCAGCAATCTTCTTATTACCAACGTCCAGCCAGACGGTTCTACCATTGTTAAGAACCTACAGTTCCAAGGCATTAACTGGTCGATTACGCCCAACAAGATGACCGCTAAAATTACAACGCTTGAACCAATAGCCGATGGGTTCATCGTTGGAAGCTCGTATTACGGTATAATCGGACAATCCACTTTGGGATACTAGGAGAACATAATGGCATCAGGACTACCATCATCAACAGGCGACGTATTAACAGCCGCTACGGTCAATGGTCTAGTGACCTTTACTATTAATACTGACGCGACAACCGACTACACAACAGTCCTTAATGATCAGTACCAAGTTCTACAACCTATGAATAAGGCGACAGCGATTGCCTTCAAGATTCCTACAAACGCTTCAGTAGCGTTTCCAGTAGGCACAGCAATTACAGTGCTTAACAAGGGCGCAGGCACTTGCACAATTAGCGCAGTTACTTCCGGCACTACTACAGTCCTTTCAGCAGGTGCAACAGCAGCTTCTCCAACTTTGGCTCAATACAAGACAGCGGTCTGTATCAAGACTGCGACCGACACTTGGTATGTCGCAGGTGGCATTGCCTAATGATTGGCGCAATTACAGCAGGACTCTTTAGCACGGGCGTAGCAGCCTCGACAACGGCTTATGAGTCAATCTCGACCGTAACGGTAGGCGGTGGCGGTGCTTCTTCGATTTCCTTTACTTCAATCCCTAGCACATTTAAGCATCTAGAGATTCGTGGCATTGGTCAAATCAACACAGGCACAGAATACGCGCTAGTTAGATTTAACTCTGACTCAGGAGCTAACTACTCTATCCATTACTTGAACGGTTCAGGTTCAGCAGCATCAGCAGGCGCGGCAACTAGCACCAATCAAGCGGCAATGTTTTACGGCATGGGTATGCCATCAACAGCCAGCACTTTCGGCGTTGGGGTCTGCTCAATTTTAGATTATGCAGACACTAATAAATATAAGACAGTTAGGGCGTTAGATGGCTTTGATGCCAATGGCTCTGGTGGCGTTGAACTTGTATCTAGTTCTTGGCGCAATACTGCGGCTATTACTTCCATATCTTTAACTCCTAACAGTTCAAAGACTTTTGCTCAATACTCATCATTTGCACTCTACGGAATTAAGGGGTAATCATGGCAGCAGGATCAACTTATACTCCGATTGCGACTACTACAACAGCGGGTGGAACTAACACAGTTACGTTCTCGTCAATCCCTAGCACATACACAGACATTATTTTGGTGGCTTCAAACATCGGTTACACAGCAGCAGGAGATACCCCTTACCTTCGAATCAACGGCGATACAGGCACGAATTACTCAGGCACGTTACTTTCAGGCAACGGCACAACAGCAAACTCTGGAAGGCGGACAAGTACTGCTCAGGGTATGCCACTTGGCGGAACTTATGCAGGATCGAGCACAACAGTTGCAACTAATTTGATTTTTCAATTGATGAATTATGCAAATACCACAACTTACAAAACTGGATTATCTAGATATTTCCAGCCAGCTGGGGAAACTGAAGCAACTGTAGCTCTGTGGCGCAATACAGCGGCTGTTACCTCTATTCAGTATAGAACAGACGGCGGCAATAATATCAGCGCAGGTGCAGTTTTTACCCTTTACGGAATCGCGGCGGCATAATGGCTAATACTTTTGAACTTATTGCTTCTACAACAGTCGGCTCTGGTGGGGCTTCTGACATAACTTTCAGTTCTATTCCTTCAACCTACACAGACTTACTTGTAGATATATCAGTGAGAACTTCACAAGCCAATACTTCAAGAACTCTTTACCTTCGAGTCAATGGTTCTTCTACTTCTTGGACTCAACGCTCTGTTTACGGTACTGGCTCGGCTGCTGGCTCTGACAGCACTACGGGTTATGGCAGCACGTTCCTGTATTGCGGCGAGTGCAACGGATCAACTTCAACGGCTGGCACTTTCACCAATACTCAGGTTTATGCAACTAACTACGCTGGTTCAACTAACAAATCCTTTTCAGTAGATTCTGCGCAAGAAAATAACGCAACGGGCGCATTTCTAACCATGATGGCTGGATTATGGTCTAACACTTCCGCCATTACTAGCATACTAATCGCGCCAGATGCAGGTTCTTTTGTCCAATACTCAACCGCCTACCTATATGGAGTAAAAAATGCCTAATCCAACACGAATCGAAATCAACTGCGAAACAGGCGTTGAGTCAATCATTGAACTCACCGATGCTGAGGTTGCTGAACTTGCTTATCAGGCAGAGTTAGCAGCTGAAAAGAAAGCAGAAGAAGATGCACACGCGGAAGCCGCCGCAACTGCTAAGGCTGCACTACTTGAGAAGCTCGGCATCACAGCAGACGAAGCGAAGCTCCTACTAGCGTGACCCATAAGTTATGCAAGGCAGGTCAGCAGTTAAGGTTGCAGATCGATGATAGTTACCCAGACAGAGATCGCACCTCAGACGGCTGGATTGGCGACACTCGTCATCAGGCACGTCCTAGCGACCACAACCCTGATTGGCAAAATGCAGTCGATGGGGTGGCTTACGTCCGAGCGATTGATATTGACAGGGATTTATCTGGTAAAGCCAAGCCAGACCTC